GGTCCTAAAAATGCTCCAAGTGCTACAGGTGCTAAATTTTTTAATAATTTACCTAAACTCATGGCTTAATCCTACCTTATTTCTGTTTTTCTGTCTACAGACCACTTGTTGTATTTCTATTCTGTGCAAATTCTTGTATGCTTGCAACAACATGAAGCCTATTTGCAGTTGCAGCTTGGACTTTTAATATCTCTCCACCTTGTAAAGTTAAATCTTTTGTTAGTAATTCAATCGTTGTGTTTGCTGCTACTGCCTTTACTTTAAACAAACTAAAGACATCTGAACCAGAGGTAAGTGTAACAGTTATTGTATCAGCATTTCCAGAGTCTTCTGATACTAAAATTGATGAAATCACAGAGGCATTAAAATCTGCTCCACTAGGTGCTGTGTATAATGTTGTATTGTTAGTTGATGTTAAATCAAGTTTAGCATTTGTAATATTTTGTATGTATTGAGGTATGGTAGTTACTAACATTATTGTCTTCCATCTGGTCTAACATCAACTCTTGGTGTGCCTAATCTCCATGATACACCTTGATCCGTTGACTCAAGTTTTATGTTAAAGGATCTGCCTCGTAACCTTACATCAACACGATCTGTAAATTGTTCAACTGGAGTTGTTGCAGTTCGTGTTGCAGTTCCACCAGAATTTGTATCATATGTACTGCCAGGTCCGTTTCTTGCTTGCAATGTAAAAGTAACATTGGGATTACCTGTGTTACTTGTTGAGCCATTAAAACTAATATCTGGAATTAGTTGCCTTATGAAACTAAATTGATAGCCATCTCCAATATCTAGTTGACTAGATTCAACAGATGCTGTCATTGCAGATCCGTCATCGTCATTACCATTCTCATGCTCAAAAAGGTATGATGATCCTGCGGCTATTGGAAATCTTCTTATACCTCTATCATGCCATGCAGTTCTAGTTAAAGTTCCGTAGTACCAAGTTTTATTAGCATAATTATAAATAACATATTTATCATTTTCATCTGAACTTGCAGATGGATAAAACCACCAAACCTCTGTCCATTGCGTATTTACTGCTCCAAAAACTTTGTCTGATTGTGATGTATTGAAATCAAGAAAAATTTTATCTCTTACTGTGCATGGTAACTGTGTGGTTTGACCTCCAGTATAAATGTAAAAGGTATCAATACCCATCCAAAACACAGAGTCTTCAACTGCCACAGCCGATTTTGAACTAATGATAGTTATACTTTTTGATAACTCTTGCAAACCAAAGGTAAACGGAGGTCCAATAAATCTCATACTAAAAAGACTTCTATCAGTAAAAACAAGAATTTGTTGTCTTGTTTCAACAGCTTGCACAAAAGTAGAACCACTACTTAACCTTAAATCACCAGCAGTATTTGTAGCTGTTGGTGTAAAATCAACTAATGACTCTTGTGATCCAAATCTTATTAACAACGGATCTTGTGTTGTTGTTCCTATTGTATTAGCTCCAAAAGCTATAATATGCCTGTCTATATCAGATACCATTATTTGTTTTGCAATAGTCGGAACGTCTGATGCTCCACTTTCACTTGATAGCAATACTGCTCTATTGCCTAAACCATCGGATTTATCCCAATAAAAAATAGCTCCATCTCTTGGATTAATTAACAAATCTTCACCAAAATTATCATGTGACCACAAACGAATTTGTGCAGTTGTGCCTGTTGCTGCTGCTTGACCCCAACCAAATGTTGAAAGATCTGCATTAACACCACCATATCCACCAGCACCCCATCCGTTACCACCAACACCAGTATCTAGCCCTACATTAATTTGATAAATTCCATCAACTCCAGATCCACCATTACCAGTATCAGATGAATTAGCAGTTGCACTTACTGTTATTTTGTATGAATTTGAATTAACGATTGTTGTTATCTGATGTTCGGCATTAAGTATTGTTGCAGTAATATTGCCACCTAAACTAACTGCACCAGATATAGTAACAAAATCATTTTGAACTGCACCATGAGAAGAATCTGTAACTGTAAGTTCAGCAGATCCATCAGATGCCGCAAATGTAATACTATTTGTTGATGTTTTTCTTACAGGGGTAATGTCAGTAAAACTGCCACCCTCTTCTATGTAATATTTAAGATGTGTGCCAACACCCATAAAGTTTGAGCCATCTAAAGCTAACCAGTTATGTAAAGCTCTAGCTGTTCCTAAATATGTATTGCCTGATTGTTTTACCCAACCACCTATTTTTTCTGGAAAAGGTGTGTAAAATCTAACTTTTTCACAATCAAAATAACCTCCTTCATTTGAAAAAGAAGTTATCTCTCTGTTAATACCAGGTCTAAATTTTAAACTTGTTAATGGCATAATAATCTCTTACTTAAATGGTTCGCCACAAAACCATGCAACTAAAGAATATCTTGTGCCTTTTGTTACAGGTTTTACTCTGTGCAACATATAAGATGGAAAAACTAAAACAGTTCCTCTTTTGCTACGAACTTGCACTTTGTTAAAGAATTCAAACTGACCACCTTCAAAGTCATCATTTAATATTATAGACATTGATAATTTTCTTGTTTTTCCGCATGTGTATGGATTGTTATTTTCATATCTTGTAAAACCATTACCATCTATATGCCAGTCATAATGTCCGTCTTTATTATATCTTCCTATTTGCATTTCTTCGCAAGAATCTATTTTAAAATTCCAGTTTGAGTTGCGATTTGCTACCTGTAAATAATCCCAAACCAAATCATATACCCATTGTTCGTTACACCAAGTAACATCTGTTTCCCTTACTTCATATTTTTCTTCAGGTTCTGAGTTTAGATTATCAAGAATACCACCTTTTTGCCATTTTTTTGCCAAAGCAATAATTTTGTCACAAGTTTTTTTATCAACTGCACTTTCAAAAAACCAATGCTCACAAGTGGCATTATGGACTACTGCGTTTGTTTCTATTTTAGTAAGATTATTCGTAGACAACCCAACCTCTTGTGTTATCTTCTTGATAACTTGTTTCATTCCAAATATACATTTTACCATCATTTGGATAGCTTAAAGGTGGCTTCCAAGCCTTCTCACTTGAACTATAAACCCAACTCTCAAAAGGTTTTATTGTTATAAATGTATCACTTGCTTCGTCATAAGTGTAACCTTCTTGAGCAAAATGACCTCTAAAGTTAGAGTTAAAACTTGTTTGTTTCCAGTTAGAATATCCAGTATCATTTGTTAATTTTGTTATTCCCAATGTCTCACTCTCTGGATAATCTTTATTTTCCAAATCATCATTGGCTACAAAATGTACTTCTAATACCTTATTATTTTCATCTAATTTTGCAAAATGTGCCATTAGTCTTTAACCCACCCTTTTGTATTGTCTGCTTGATAAACATCTTCGTCCCAATGGTAGTAAGTACCATCTGTTGGAGTTGGTGCTGTTAATGGTGCTTCCCATCTCCATGTGCTTGTGTTTAATGTCCAACTTCCAAAAGGTTGAGGTTCATAAAAAACATCATTGGTAGTATCATAAATAAAACCTATACCAGCATAATTCCCTCTAAAATTATTATTGTAACTTGTTTGTTTCCATTTTTGATGTCCAGTAACGTCTCTACATATTTTTACACCAAATGCTTCACTTTCTGGAAAAGGCAAAAAATGTATATCAACATTATTAACAACTGTAACTTCCGTAACAATATTATTGTCATCTAACCTTGCGAAATGTGCCATTATTGAAACCTATATCTTATTATAACTATTCCACTGCCACCATTTCCGCCTGGTCCACCAGGAAGTCCAGAACCACCTCCACCTCCACCAGTGTTACCAGATCCAGGATTACCTCCACTATTGGCATTTCCATTTCCTCCACCACCAGACCCTCCTGGCGCGGCTCCTTGAGCGGCGGCTCCACCACCACCTCCTGCTCTTGTTCCACCAAATGTAGAGCTTGTTTTACCTGACCCACCAGGAGAACCAGTATTAGGACCAGCATTAGAACCAGAGGCACCAGCACCTCCGCCTCCACCACCACCATTACCAGTGCCGTTTCCACCAGGATTGCCTTGACCACTTGAACCAGCACCTCCTGCTCCACCAGGTCCACCAGCAGATCCGCCGCCTCCACCACCAGAGCCACCAGCGGCTCCATTCGCGGCAGGTCCACTACTACTATTAGTAGCTCCACCACCTCCTCCACCAGTGGCAGTATTTATTGAACCTACACTAGAGTTACTACCATTAGCTCCCGTTGATCTATTAGTTCTACCAGTACCACCTCCACCGATGCTTACACTATAACTTCCAACACCAGCAGGAGTTCCTGCACCACTACTTGCTTGT